GTGCGGCCTGCATCTCAGCACCCATTCCTGGCATGGCGAGACCTGGCATGGTTTCTGGTGCGCCCTGTGGTGCTTGTGCGGCCTGTCGTTCCTGTGCACGCTTCTGTGTCATTTCGACGGCCTTGTAGATGGGAATGTTCTTTTCGACGGTGAGCATCGTGAGATAAGCAAGGTCGTCTGGCTGATACGGGCCGTTGGGGTCCGCGGCTTGCGCTTGGATGCTGGACAGAAGTGCGGCCTCCATTGACTCCGCAGTAATTCGGTCCTTCTCGAACTCTGGGTCGGTGATGAGTGGGTCGGCTTCTCGTGCGGATTCCTTCGACATGAGACCAGTACCCAATCGCTGTCCGAGACCAACAATGAGACCATTGACATCCGCACCCGATGAAGGATAAGTGACATAGTGGAAATCAGTTTCGAAAGCCTTGTTCGGAACATAGTGTGTCATTCCCCCTGTTACGCGACCAGGGATGAAGAACGATTTCTTCTGTGAACCCCAGTACGCCTTCTCGATGTTGATAGCAATTTTATCTTCTTCCATCAACGCTTGCTCAAAAATTGCTTGTGCTTCCTGAATACGGAAATCAACGGTTGCGGCTAGTACGTTTTCTCCGCGGCGACCAGTGCGAATGTTCGATGCTGACTCGCCACCAAACTCTGCGGGGATAGCACCCTCAAGACGCTCCTGGCGCTCCAAGCGGTCAAGTGCGGTGTCGGTCTTGTATCCAGGGTTGGTTTGCAACTGCTGGATGTCTCCGCCTTTGACAACACCCAACTGGCCTGTCTTGCCGTCAGCCAACTGAAGAATTTCTGGGTTCTCGCCTGGGCGTGCAACCAAGTATTCGTCGGGGAAGATGCCGCGTTCGATAGCGATTTCGGTGAGGGCTTGCAAGCGTGCACGGGTGAAGTACATGCCGAGCACTCCGTCGTATTGTCCGCGTGGCTGGTCAAGCGAGATGCGCTGGGGCACGCATGCTAGTGGCATGCCTGTGCGGTTGGGGAGGCGCATCAGTTCGACGACTTCGAGTCCTGCTCGTTCCATCGGGGAGAAGTATGGCTGTGGTTCTGTGCCGAGTACACAGATAACGATTTCGTTTGCGCACGAGTATTCGAGCAACGTGAACATCGTGTCTTCTTTGACTTTGCCGACACGGAGACGACCGACTACCTCTTGGCCGTAGTTGCGGATGAGCCACTTGTAGGTTTTGCGGTACGAAAAAATGACGTCGTCGGGTACGAGTGCGTCGGGGTCTTCCATTGGTGCGGGGAAGGTGTCGAGCGGGTTGCGTACGGACCAGGTTGGCTGAAGTTTCTGGAAGTCTGGTCGGATGATGACTGGGCTGGATGAGTAGGCGAGGAAGTGACGTGCACGGCGACGCATCTTCATGTTCAACTTGTTGTGGTCCCAATAGGACAGCACGACTTTCTTGCGGAGACGCGCTAGTTCCTGGCTGTCGTTGTTCCCTGGCTTCAACGGTGGGAAGTATGGGTTCGGCATCGTGGATGCGATGCGCATGGACGTTTGGTCCAAGCCTTGAACGAGAAGGTTGGCGACGTTGGTGCGTGCGTTTTTGTCTAACTCTGAGAGTGGGATGATGACTTCGCCGTTTGCGAGGTCGCGTACTTCGCGCATCCGTGAAAGTACAGGGCCTTGTGCTTCTACTCGTTCGTTGTAGAGGGCAACTATTTCTTCAACGGTTCGCACTTAGCAGAAACTCCTAGTCTTAGACAGCCGCGGTCAAGAGTATCATGCTAAAAGCCAGGATGGTCTCCATTGTCGGGGTGGTGCTTTGAATCCTCCGACGTTCGGGAAGTGAAGTTCAGCGAACCAGTTCGCCATCACGAGGTCGGTGCCGTTCTTTTTCTCTGGATGCCACTTCACCAACTCGTCAACGAGTGCGAGTGTTTTCCAGTTTCCGCGCATTGAGGGTAGGCGTACTGCGCCTGAGCGGTAGAGCGGGGGTAGGAGGGCTTCGATGCCAAGTTTTTCGTCGAATTTGTTGCGGTGTGTGGTGTGCGGGATGATGTTGACCATCTTGCGTGTCTGCCATTTGCGGACGAAGTCGTGTGCGAGGAGGAATCGTTGGGCGGCGTTGACCTCAACCACAATGTGTGATACGGGATAGCCGTATGCGAACGCCCTATCGGTCCAATCTTCAAGGATTCCCGAGTAGGTGCCGCTAGTTGTGTCGTATCCGAGCAGTTCTTCGGCGGTTAGTTTCACTCGTTCGACGTCAATGAGGTAGCGGAGGTTGGTGTTGGGCTGGTAGAGCCACCATTGGATGCCCCAGAACTGGCTTGGGGACGGGTCGATGGAGATAAGGGAGATGACGGGGGGCGTTAGTCCTTCGGGTATGTACCCTGGTTGGCGGTCGTTGTCGACGCAACCCTGGTAATTCACACCATCTGGCCCTAATCCACCCGTTATCCACACTCGGGAGATGAGGTTTGTTTCGTCTGCGTCGTCTTCTTGCTGGTAAACCACCTTGAAAGTACGCGGATTCGAGTACCTGATGTAAGACAGGTCCTTCCAAGACAGGCGTTTTGGGTCAAGTAGTGGTCCGTTTGGGTATGGTTCGGCGTCGAAACGGCGTGATTTCGGGCCAGTATCCAGGTCTTCGTAGTACGCCTTGTAGATGATGTGCTTGTACTTGTGGCGTTTCAACGGTTCGTTCTTGGTTAGGTCTTCTGGGTTCTCGATGTCTCCGCCGTCGTAGGATTCGTCGTCGAAGTCGTAGGTGATTTTGTTGAGGCAATGGGCGTAGATGTCTCCTGAGCCGAGGCGTTGTCCGACCACGGCGAGGAGTCCTGATGGGTCGACGCGGGCTTCAGCGACTTGGTCCCAGCGTTCGAGTAGTTTGTCTCTGGTTGCGCCTTCACGAGCGTTGTCTACTGATGCGACGTCGTCAAAGAGGCAGAGGTCTGCGCGATGTCCGATGTATTCGGAGTCGATGCCATAAGCGCGGACGGTCGGTTCTTTGTTGTCGAGTCCGTTCCCATCCAACTGCTCGACCACGAACTCTTCTGCACGCCACAACGCCCCCTTATCGGACGGTTTGAACCTACCGTAATCTATCGACAAACATCCCTCAGCATTTAGTGCTAAACCCTTTCGCACCAGTTCAGGGTCTGGCTGGATGGGTGCTGGGCGTTCCAATGTTTCGCGGATGCGACGCGAATACTGTTTTGCCATTGCTTGTGAAATTGAGCCAATCATCACACGGATGGCACGGTTGCGGACAATGGCCCATACTGCTACGTCGTGGAAGAGGGTTGATTTGCCTGCGCCAGGGGGGACGTTGAGGACCACGAATTCTTTTTCTTCGGACTCCAACATCTCCACCAGTTTGACTGCGGCCTCAACCTGCCACGGGGACGGCATACGACCCAAGTAGTGACGTCGGAAAAAGTCAAAGTCCTCTAGCCCTCGCTGTGCTTCTGGCTTCAGTCTGGATAGCGGGATGGCAGGTGGAAGGTTGACTGCTTCATCCAAATCCTGTTCGTACTGCTCGAACTGCTTGCCGCCGCTACGTCCTCTGGCTTTAGAGGTTTCTAGTTTCGCTACTTCCAGTTTGGCTTTGGCTTCTTTTGATTTTGCGAGCCAGTTGGTGCCTGTGTTGTAGTGGATGCCAGCGATGCGGGATGCTTCTCGGACTGTTGAGCCTGCGGCTATTGCGGCGAAGAACCTGGCTTTGTCTTCCGCTGGGACCCTTCTTTTAGTTCCCATTTATCGTGCGTTCTTGCGGCCCTTTGACTTCTTGTTTGTTGCCGCACCAGCGCCAGCGACAATGGCGCCAACTCCGCGTGAAGTAGCACGGATAGCCCCAGACACAAGGTTCTGCACTTCTCCAGCGACATTTGAAGCGACACGGGAAGCCTGGTTTGAAGCGATAGTGCTCAAACCTTTCTTTGCGGACTCCAACTGTCCAGGGGTCATAATTTTGGTGGAACCAAGAGTGGGGCCCATTGGGGTGTTGGTTTTGAACACTCGTCCACCCTGGCTTGACTTGTCGATTGCTCGAAGAGCATCATCCAAATAGGAAGAACCGACACGCTCACCGAGTTCGGCTCCAGCGGCTTTACCAATGACACTGCCGAGTTTTGAGCCTGCCTGTCCGATGGCGGCACCAGTTGCGGCCCACGCCGCATCAACAGCCGCAGTCTTGACAACCGCTTTCGGTCCTTGCTGTGCGGCTTTTAGATACTTGATGTTCTGACCAATAATCGGGTCGTTCGACAATGCTTTGGCGGCACCACTCTTGATGTCGTCAATGATGCCCTGTGGCTTCTTTGCTTTCTTCGTTGCCATGAGTTGCAATCGTACACCACTCGTGTATAGTGTCGACCACAACTAATCAAGTCCTTCACGCTGGGAAGCAGTTGAGGCACACAGGGGCGTACACCATTCGCACGGTGCGGGGCACATTCACACACGGAAACGTGGGTAGATGTTTCCTGCAACCAACCAGTACCCACGACCGACCTGGCCCTGTTGCGTAAGAGAAACAAGCGGCGTAACGAACGTCATCTCGTTAAACTTTGGTGTCGGCTAAAAATCTTGGCTACGGCCACC